CGCAGTGTTCTGCGTCTCCTGAGCAGCGACCGACACGCCGGTGTTGCCACGCGGCACGGTGATGGTCATGCCGTCACCGGGCAGCGGCAGCGAGCTGACCGCGTCCAGGAACGGGCGACCGGCACGCATGATCGGAGCGAACTGCGACGTGAGGTACTGCGGCACGACGAGGCCACCGAAGTTACCGGTCGTCGACCGGTACTCAGCCTTGACCTCGGCCTGCGAACGCTGGATGCGGTCACGGGCCTCGTAGTCCGAAGCGAACTCGGCACGGAACGCGTCAGCGATGAAGTCGTGGTTGCCGTCGGCGCGGTAGGTGCGCTCCTCGGACTTGACCTGCACAGCGGTGGTGGTCACGCCGAGAGCCTTGCGGGTGGCGTCCGCAGCGGACCGGGACTCCTCCAGCTCAGCCAGGTCGGCCTCGCGCTGACGCAGCTCGGCGATGCGCTCGTCGATGCCCTTCAGGGCGGAACGCTTCTCGTCGAACTCGGCCGTCTCGGCCTCGGTCAGCTCGGAACGGCCCTCAGTCTCGACGGATGCGAGGATGGCCTGCACTGCTTCGTCTGCCGCTTCGCGCTCGTTGAGAGCGGCGGCGATCAGGGAGCGGATCTGCTCCAACATGGTGGGAACCTCCAGGGTTCAGAAGATGGGTTGGGGGTCCACTCGGGTGAATGCAGGTGCGACACAGGTGGTGCCCCGACAGGGGTCCGGCGTGCGTCGCGGCGTGCTGTTCGGCGCGGTGGGGGGATCAGCCGTGGCTGATGAGTTCGAGCTGGCGACGTGCCAGCGCGAGGGAACGACCAGCCGGCGGCGTGTCGCCTGCGGGCTCGTCGGTGCGCATCTGAGCGACAGTCGCCGGGTTCGCCGGGAACGTCACCACAGACACGTCGTACAGCTTCAGTTCGTTGATCGTGCGGACTTCGGTCTTGGTGTCGAACGACTGGCGCACAGCCTTGAACGCGAACGACATCGCATCCAGATCACCGCGACCCATCGCCGACCGCAGCTCCGCGACCGCAGGGTTCGACGGGTCCAGCTCGGCGTCGACACGCAGGCCGATGTCATCCGACTCTAGGCGAAGCGTGCCCGACTTCGACCGGGCCAGCGGCACACCCGTGTGATTCACCAGCAGCCGCACATCGGCTTCGCCGGCAGACTTCGCAGCAGCACCACGAGCGATCGTCTCAGTGAAACCACCGTTCTCAGGGCCACCACCGATGTCATACCGGTTCTCATACACCAGGGCGTAGCCGGACAGGGTCGGCGGCTTGCCGTCCTCAGCGCGCAGCTCGAGGCCCGTGGCCGACACGGTCCGCAGCTCACGCTCAGGCGTCTCGACACCTTCGTCGGTGCGTCGGTAATCGGTCATGGGTTCTCCGGTGGAGACGGGACGGCGTCAGTAAGGGAAGGCGTCGGACGCTCCTGTGTCGGCATGTTGCCGATGAGGTCTGCGCCGGCGCGGTTGGCAATCTCACGGGCCTCGTCAGCGGTCAGCACAACGTCGACACCAAGGTAAATCTTCTGGATCAGTTCAGCGATGTCCCTCGGGGACGAACCGTCAGTCTCGGGCGGCATCGGCTGGCGATCCTCAAGGTCCCGAACTTCGTCAACCGTCAGGAAGTTGTTGTCCAACGCCAACGCATACGACTCATAACGGGTCTTGAGATCCGAGCGAAGCACCGCCGACACGTTCGCCTTCACCCGCTGGGGCTCAGGTACGAGGGCCGACAGCGACTCCTCAACCGGCACCAGATACGGAACCAGCCCATACGTCAACCAATCAGCGGCACGCTGCTCACGATTCGCATACGTCACGCTCGAGCCCGACGTCGCCGCCCCGATCATCTCAGGGAACACCCCGTAGATGCGGGCGATCTGCTCAACCGTGAACCGCTGCGTATCCAAGAACTGCGAATCGGTCGGGTTGACCTGAATCTGCTCATGCTTCAAACCCGAACCGAACACCGCCGGCTCACGGCCCTTCGTGGCGTCCACGAACTTCTCTTTGACGCCCTCGGCCTGGTCGGCGGTGAGCTGCTGTTCCGAGTAGATGATCGACGACGGATGCCCGCCACCAGTGAAGAACTCGCCGCCGAAATCCTCCGCAGCGAGCCCAGAGTTGATCGACTTCGCAGCGAACCCGATCGGCGACAGGCCAAACGGCTGACCAGGAGCAGCGAACATCGGGGCGTGCCACAGACGGCCAGCAGGCCAACGCTCAATCGGCTGGTTCTCCAGCTTCGTAACCCAGCGGCCGTTCTCGTCATGCCACGTCACCGACCCCGGCGACAAAATCTCAATACGACGAGGGAACCCCGACGCAGTGAACTCGGTAATCAGCCCGTACGCGTTACCGGCGAGCAGCAACGACGACCACATCTGATAGCGCCACACCGACGGCGACACATCAACCGACGGGTCAGCGAGCACCTGCGCCAACTGCATCGGCGCATTCACATCGCCGACCGTGCGGAACTGGTCAATCGGCAACGTCGAACCGACACCAGCGATCAACCGGACACACGCCCACACGGCGCTGTGTCGCATCGCCGTACCCTCATCAACCGACGACGACAACCCCTTCGAGCCCATCCTGCGGGCGTTGATCGCCGACAGAATCTCACCCGAAGTGACCGCACGCTCCTCACGACGCAACAGACCGCCGAACATCAGCGATCACCCTCGACAGCGACACCGACGAGGAACACGCCGACACCGACACAGATCGCGCCCAACGCCGTCGAGATCGTGAACCCGGCGACGATAGCGGTGACGATCCCAGCGGCCTGAAGGAAGGCGGCAACAGCATTGCGATGCATCGACCCTCCGGCCATCTCAGTAAGCGAACACAGGGGCGACAGACGGCACCTCGGTCGGCAACAAGGACCGAGCCACCGTCACAGCCTCAAGCGGGCAGATCGGAACAGTGGCGTTCCGCATATCCCACGCCCACGCATCACCCAACGGGCGATCCGCAGCATCAGCGACAGCCACGTCGAGCGGACCCTGACCGTCAGGCCGCTTCAGGCGACCCTCGATCACGTCGGTGAAGAAGCCGCCGCACGCGGACTTGTAATCCTGCGTGTTCACCGGAACCAACAACTCAGCCGACACACCAGCCGCACGGAACGCCTCGAGCACCGAACCCGACTGGGCAGCAGCAGGGCCGGCGTTGTTGAACCCGACAGCCAACGGCGACCAACGCTCAACCAGCTCGACCAAGCGTCCCGGCAACCAGCCGACACCCTGCCGGTGCTCAATCACCGCCACATACGGATCAGCAAGCGACCCCATCGACAGAGCGATTGACGACCACTCGCCGTCCGGTGCCACACCAAACGACAACGACATCTGTTCCGCCGTCGGCTGACGCTCAGGACCGAGCGTTCCCAACCACTTCTCGGCCGGGATCTTCGGCTCGGACTGCTCCGACACCGGCGGATACACCACGCCGAGACGTTCGATCGCGAACGCCTCCGGGGTGAGGATCGCTAGTTCGTTCTCCTCGACCCACTCTTCGGAGATACGCACGCCGAGTCCGGGGTTCGATTCATACCAAAGATCCCGGTCCATGATGTCGCAGCCGAGTTCGCAGCCCCATTCTGCGCCAAACATGGACCTGGCCTCGCCCGACAACATGCGATCCCTAATGCGATGTAACAGCAGCGACTCGGCCAGCGGCGCAGATGACGTGTAGATCATCTGCGGCGGCCCTTCTTCGTTCATCGACTGCGCCGACAACGAGGGAAGGATGGCTTGTATCTGGTCGTCCGACAGGAATAGTGCTTCGTCGAAAACGACTCTGGTCGGTGAGCCCCCGCGACCGGTCTTCTTGCCGCGAGTGATGAACTCGATGCGGCCACCGTTGTCGGTGCGGCGCATCGCTTCCTTGCCGTTCGCTAGGTAGAACTTAGTGACCCTGTCGAGGTCTTCGTTCGCTTTGACGAGCGTGACCATGCGTTCCATGTGGTCCGCGCTGGTCTTCTGTAGGTGCGCAGTGTGGATAATGCGTGGCTCGTCGAACAAGTAGAGAGCTGCGAGTTCGAGTGCTTCGAGGATCGCATTCTTGCCGTTCTGCCTTGGCAGGAGCAGCAGCACCAGGGTTGCTGCCCATGTGCCGTCGGCTCGTTCTGAGAGCATCTGATCAAGGCACCAACGTTGCCACGGGTCGAGGAACAAGCCGCAGGCTTCGGCGAACTCTGCTGCCTCTTCGCCGGCGGACGTCAACGCGCCGTCGGGCAGGCAGCTATGACGCGGGCTTTGCTCTCCGATTCTCACGCTTGCGCCTTATCTCATCGACGGACGACAACCCCTGCTCGGCGGGTAGCTCTGCGAGGGCGTCGATGACCGACTGCAACCGTGCTGCGACCTGCGCTACGACGCTGGAGTCTGCGACAGCCATGTGCGAGGCGAGGCTGTCGCGCATAGCTTCAAGAGCCGCGCGGCGGTCGCCGCTGCCGACCTTGTCGCAGAGTCCTGCGGCGTCGTCGGTGGTGCCGACGAGTGCCGCGAGGTTTCGAGAGATTTGTGCGTCGAGCGCCCGGAGGGCTCGTCGGGCTTCTTCGTCGCTGTCGCGCAGGACGGTGACCCGAAGTGCGACACGTTCGTCGATCTGTTCGCACGCTAGTTGTGCGAGTTCGACCGCGCCGTCGGCGACACCGACAGACCACAGTCGGGTCCAGGCATCGGTTCCTGCGGAGCCAAGCGGTCTGAGCGGTTCAGGTGGCGTCGGTGAAGTCATGCGGGTTGCCTGTCGCTTCAGAGACGGGCTTTTCGCCGGTGAGTTCTTGGTAGCGGCGACAGACCACGTCGACGTACCTGGGGTCCAGCTCCATCAATCGCGCCTTGCGGCCGATGCTGTGCGCAGCGATGAGCGTTGACCCGGACCCGCCGAACAGGTCGAGGACGACGTCGCCATTGCCCGACGAGTTGCGAAGCATGTAGCTGATCAGCTCCACCGGCTTCATCGTCGGGTGCTCGGCGTTCCTGGACGGCTTGTCGAACTCGAGCACGCTCGTCTGGGCGTTGTCGCCGTACCAGCACTTGCCGCCGCGACCTCGACGGCCGGCGCCGCCTGGGGTGTAGCCGAGGTAAATGTCCTCGTGGCGGTAGTGGTAGTCCGAGTGCCCGAGCACCAGCACGCTCTTGACCCAGCAAAGCCGCTGCCGGAACAAGCCCCGCTCAAGCAGAGCGTTCGCGAACGGCACACCTTGCGGGCCTGCCGGCGCAGCGATGTAAACGGGCCTGCCGGGCTTCGTGGCAATCAGCACGCTGTCGAACGCCCCCGACAGAAGCTCGTCCAGCCCCTCGGCTCCGTCGTTGTCAATGGTCAACGCGTCGGCGGTCTTGCCGACGTAGCTGACGCCGTAGGGCGGGTCGGTCCACACGATGTCGGCCTCGCCACCATCCATCAACCGTTCCACATCGGTCGGCGACGTCGAATCACCACACATCACCCGGTGGTCACCCAGCAGCCAAACGTCACCAGAGACAGTCTTGGCCGGCGGCGGATCAGGCACGTCATCCGGGTTGCCCTGCAACTCCGGTGGCTCCGGCTCAAGCCGGTCCAACAGATCCTTCAAGTCATCCGCAGACCACGCCGTCGCCGCCAGCAACGCTTCGTCCGCTTCCTGCACCTCGGCGATCAACTCGGCGAGCAGCGACTCGTCGTAGCCGCCAAGCTCCGCGGTGCGATTATCGGCCAAGCTAAACGCCTTCGCTGTCGCGTCGTCGTCATCGACCCACACCACAGCAATCCGATCCCACTTCAGTTTCGCCGCGGCTTGCAGCGTGTGGTTCCCGGCGATGACCGTGCCGTCCTTCAACGCCACGATCGGTTTGCGTTGCCCGAACATCTCGAGCGACTTCGCTACAGCGTCCACGTTGCCCCGGCGGGGGTTGCCAGGCATCAACTTCAGTTCCTTCATCGGAACCGCCAACGGCACCAGACCCTCAACGATCACAGTGGCTTCTCCCTGCGCCTTGTCGTGGCGGCGCTGCCGTTTACCCGTTCCATTGACGATCTCTGCACACACGGCAACACACGGCCATTTCCGGGGCAATTGACCCCCCCTACCCTATGGGGAGAGAAACCTGGCGAGTTGCGGGTCTCCCTAGATCGGAAGAGCACACGTC